TTTTATACTCTTTTTTACTTATCATAGTTTCTTAGTTTTTAAAATGGAACTTCATTTGTATCTTCTTTACTTTCAAACCCGCTTACACTAAACTTTCTAATTCCTCCGTAAGTAGAATCTTCTCTTTTCCAGTCTTTATATTCAAAATACATTCCTAACCACCTTCCAAACCAACTTACATTCATTTTTGAAGGGACCTCTCTTGTTCCATCGTTATAAGATTGCATTATTTCTTTTGTGGTATAGAAATTATCAGATTTCCACATAAATTCATTTTCACAAAAATCATAAAAATCCTCACAAGTATTCGCAATTAATTTTTTTGTTCTACCTGTTTTTAGCTCAGATTTTAATAATCCATTTTTAAAGTATTTCTGAATATTTCCAATCATGTAGCAATAGAAATGATTCCATTCATCTTTGGTCCATTCCTTAGAAAAAAACAATTTACCAAATTCGTGGATAGGCTTATAGTTTTTTGAGTAATGCCTAAAAAGTTCTATTTCTAACTTTCTATCCTCATGACTATCCCCAACTCCAGATAAAATATAATTAGAGGTAAACATTAATTTAGGACTTTCTGTAAATGGAATTATTACAGGTTGTTGGAATTTTTTCTTAAGAGTTAAATCCCCTGTAATTATACTAAAGAGAGTTTCAAATTTAAAGGTCCTTTCCATGTCATCAAAGCAAATCACATTATCATCAAGGCTTATCGTATCATAAGGAAAGTTTCCTTTGTTGTCAAACTCCTTACCATTTAAAGTAACTGTTTTTCTTAATTGCCGAATAGCATCAGATATAACAGTTTTACCCGTTCTTCCGCTTGGATTATCATTTAAGGTTTCATCGTATAAAATAACAGCCAGTCCTTCATCTGGTTTTTTATAAGTATTCAAAAGATAACCAATAGCACACTCAAGAACTATTTTTCTCCGTTCATCTTTTTTTGTAATATTATCAATAAAAGATTCAAAATCTGAAATACCTTTATTTATTTCAAAATCAAAATCTATAATATTTCTTTGCCAAACAAACCCACCAATATTTATATAATCAATAAAATTTATACTTTCCTTACTTATTTCAACAACCTTATTTTTAAAGAATAAATAAGACTTTGTTGGAGTATCTCGAACCATTGAAAGTTCTTTTGTTGCTAATTGGTTTAAGTAGGTTTCTGTAAATTTAGCAGTTGATTTAGCGAAGTAATTATAAACTTCCATCGATATTTCACAAACATAATTTAAAACAAAGTCTTTAATATTTGTTTCGTTTACCTCGTTTATTACATTGTTGTAAACTTTTACAAAAGTAAATTCCTTTTCATTTAGTTGTACTTTATAAAAACCCCTATTTTCTAAAAATAATTTAAACTTATAGTCATTTAGAGATACTTTACCATTTTTATCTGTATTCCAAAATATTAAAAAATCATCTTCAAAATCAAAATCTAGTATTTCATCAATTTCATCATCATTATAACCATCCCTTTTAAACTCTCTTTTTGCTTTGTTTACACCTTTTTTTAATATTCGCTCAGCTTCATAAATTTTATTGTCATCTAGTAAAGTTAAAGTATCAAATTCACTTTCATTTTTATAGGCTGATTTCACTATGCTTTCAAGTTCTTGTTCGTCAAGTCCAGAATGGTAGAAATCTTTAAACATTGAAATAGTTTCATTTTTTAAATTACCAGCTCTATTTAAACCGCAAGCCAATTTAAAAAGATTGTTATTCCTTTCGCCTGCATTAAGAGCAAATTTTTTATTAAACCATTTTAGAATGACATCTACTTTCTTAGACTTATCTAATATTTGAAAACGTAATGGAAATTTATTAACTCTAGTTACTTCTGTATATTCTTTTTTAAGATTCCAAACCTTGCTATCTTTATTTATAAATAATTCAGGGTCAAAACTTTCATAGCAAACTCGACTAACATCTTTTGTTTTTTCGTCTAGTTCTGTGTCAAAGGTTTCACAAATAGCTTCATAATACTTTTTGTGATTTTTTATTTCAGGCGGTATTTTAACGATAGCTTTAACTCCATTACCCGAAGGACTTATAAAAGCTGAAAAAACATATTCATTATCTTGTAGTGTATCTCTTAAGCAAGGTGGGTCCGCTACTTCGTCAAAGTCAAGGCAAGCAAAGCCTGAGTGTTCAATGCAATTCTTAGCGGATCTATAAGAGAATTTACCAGAAAAACAAATTGACTTTAAATTTGATTTTAATTTATTCCTTTTTTCTTTATCCTTAACACCTCTTAAATTTTCTATGCCCTTTTTATTTGAGCCCTTTTTAATGTCATTTAAAACCTCCTCAATATCCTTAAAAAATGGATTTTGAACATCTCTAATATTTGCAAAAACTGTTACCATAGCCATTTTTTAGCTTGCAGTTGTTACATATTCATAGTAGTATATATCATCTTTTTTGGCTTTAAAATCAAAAATAACTATACCCTCTCCATCTTCGCTATAACCAGGAGTTAAAACAAGAGGGATTGAATGGTTTACATCTATTGATATTGATAATTGAGTAAATGCTTTTTTGTGGATTTCTTTTGACGTGTAATTTTTACGGTAAGAATTAACAAATCTGTCTTGATCGTCAAAAAATTCTGTGAAGTAATCTTTGTTTGTTATGAACAATTTCATGTTTTCTAAATTAAAGTTAAAATTAAATATACTGCAATATACAAATAAAAATCAAATACAGGAACATTCATTTATATTTTTCATTTAACAAGCAAGAATCACCGCTATTATTAGAAAAAACAGCATAACAGCATTTTTTCACTTTTTGGAGTCAAAAATAAAAAAACACCTTTTTTTTTATTTCTATTATATATATAGGGGGTTTTTTACTGTTTTGCTGTATTAATTAAAAAACCCCTTTACATTTCTGCAAAGGGGTTTTCACTTGTCGGGTAATTAATAATTTTAGAAAGGTATATCGTCGTCCTCCTTTTCTTCTATCTCAGGTTCTTTTGCTTTAGCTCTAACGACCTCAGAACCCTCAGCATTATAATCTATCATATAATTTTGTAACTCATCCGCAAACGGCATTAGCTTGCTTCTGTCTTTGATTGCGGTTGATTTTTTAAATACTGGTATAGAATAGTTTACTTTTCCTTTTTTAAGTTCTTTGGCTTCCGTTACTTCTATCCAATTCTTATCAAAATTGCCATCCCCTATATCGTTAATAAAATCCGAATAGCTACTTACACCGCTACCCTTTAGGCTTATATTAATTATTTCAAGGTCATTGGTAACTGCGTAGATACTTCTGGCATAATGTCCACCAGCGGCAACTATAGAAGGTTTATTGTCTTTGTATAATCCGCTTGCAATGTTACCACCTTTAAAGCTTTTAACTTGTAGCTCTTCATTTCCAATCTGAAACACTTCGTTAGAATAAATACCGCTTTCGCTTGCATCATTCCATCCTTTTACGGTGTGATAATGTTCTAGGATTACAAATTTAAAAGGAAGTGGGACTAAGATGTTTTCCTTTTTGTCTTTGTCGTAGTAAGCAAAGCACTTCTCTTCAGATTTCCAGCTTAAGAATTTCTTCGCTGGGTTTTTACTTTTTGTTTCTTCTCTTTCTAACCAACTCATAATATAAATGTTTTAAAATACGATTAAAATGCTGTAACCGCTTCAGCTCAATTTATAGTTTAAATATACTACTTTTAATTTGATTGCAACTTAACAAGCTCAGCCTTATAAGTACAATAATTATAATCTTTCATTGAGGATTGTCTTTCCTCAATAACTTCTAAAATCTTATAGGCCCAATGAATTTCTTTTATTGTGTGGCTGTAAATTACATCACTTATACCCATATGGGTTTTAAGTGATTTTTTTACATTTAACTTTAAAAGTCCTTTTTTACCCTCGGGTCTTACCATAAATGAAATGGTGTTCATGTCTTCTTGAATAATTTCCATATTTTTTAAGTTTAAAATGTGATTACTATACTATCTTTAGTGTAATTTTTTACAGGAACCGGATTAATTTCTTCGCCTGTATTTGGATCGGTAACGGGTTCACCAGCTTTGCAAGCGGATTTTATTAAATCTTTTCGCTGCTTAAGTAGCTTTTCATAATGGTCTACCATTCCATCCTGTGAGTAGTCATAAGCCGCATACCCTTGTCTACTTTTAAAGTTGACTCCGTTTAGTTTTAACTCTTCTGGAAGGTCTAGATTTGCCTTTAATTCCGTTTGGAAGGTATTGATCACTTCGCTTAGTCTTACAAGCGTGGCCATTACCTCAAGTGGGTTTACGTTGCCATTATCTAAGATGGTCCTTGCTAATTCTAAACCTTGCTTTTTAGCATCTTTTTTGCTAAAGTCCTGAGCAAAGTTTAAGTTTTCAAAATTCTCTACTGTTAAATCTTTCATAGTTTCTAGTTGTTTAAAAATATTCTTATAAGGTTTACGCTCTCTGCATTAAGATCTGTCAAACTAACACGATTCTCGGAATAATGTCTAGTAATTATTTTTAGATTTTCATCTTTAAATCTAAATTCTATTTCTCCGTGTTCTAATTTTATTTTTAAGTTTCCCATAGTTTCTAATAGTTTAAGTCTGCTTCTTCGCATTCCTTATTGCAATAGTGATTTTGACATTTTTCTTTGCAATAAAGGCATCTGTTTTCTAGGTTTAAATCCTCCTCAGGGTTGCTCCATCCCATAATTAAATTATTACATTTTTACAATATTGTTCTGGGTATAATCCTATAAATTTTAAAACTTTTGACTTTTTGTAATCTGTCATTTGCTTATCCCCTGTTTTCCATCCGTTAACTATTGTAACGGTAGAGCCAAGAACATAAATACAAAAGTGTGTGAAAGTCAAATGAGGCTCATTTACTTTGATCTTATAAGTTTCAAAGATCAAATCCACATCTATAATCTCTTTTATTTTTTTCATTTGTTTAAAATAAGTCTTACAACTGCTATAGTAAATCCTACCAATAAAGCCGCAAAATAAATTAATACTAATACTTGCATAATTTCCGTGAATCTCATGATAATGTAAATTTTAAGTTGGTTAATGTTTTTAAAAATTCTTGAAACTCTTCTAAGTTATTTGTTGCACTTTTTGATATTTCAAAATTGAATCTTCCTAAATTACTCTTAAAAAGGTATATTAAAAAATACTCCCCTTTGTAATATCCGTCAACATCATAATAACAAATCCACCTTCTTCTACTTCCTTCGAACTTGCAAAATTGAGTTACATCTTTGTGATTCTCTAACTTTTTTATTAAATCTTCTATTTGATCTATCATGATAAAAGCATTTGAACGTTAGTTTTAAATTCCTCATAACTTATTTTAGCATCAAAAGTCATTTCATCTATTGATTCTGAGTTTTCGCAATACTTTCTCTTTTTACTCGGAAGGTATTCCTGAGATGAATTAGGAAAGGTTACCTCCATTTTTAACCAACCCTCCAAAAGGCTAAATAAGTAATACTCTTTTTTTATTTGTAATTCCATTGTTTTTAGTGTTTTTGTTTCTACAAATATACAACCAACAAATGGATAAATGAACAAATATTTAAACTAATATTGTTAAAGTTTAGGCATAAAAAAACCCCTGACATTCCTGTAAGGGGGAAAACTAAAACTATGAAAGGACTAATATAATACTTTTTATCTGAATCTATAGAAGTTATTGGAAGATTTTGCAATATCCCCAGCGATGCCCGGAGCGTTGTTTATTTTAACCGACTGGGTAATTTTACCGCTTTTATTTCTTATGACCGTATAGGACACCCAGCGATGTTTGCAGTTGACCCCGCCCTTATATTTCCAAATGGAATAATTTTGCTTATTATGGCCAAAGCTTTTATTTCTACCTTGGAAAGACATTATATTAATCTCTTCTCTAGTGTAGAATTTATTTAAACGTATCATTTCTTTGCAAAAATTACGCTCAGGGGATGGCCCTTGATACTTGTAAACAAGCTTTTCACCCAATACTCTTGCAATACCAGCAGCCGAACTTATTAATCCCGCTAATTCTTGGTCTTGTTTCTCTTGCTCAACCAAATCAATGTATTCCATCTCTCCAAAAACTAATTCCTCCTTAATTAAGAAACCGTATTTTCTAGCCAAACGTATTACATTATCCTTTTCTATGTCAATATCATCCATTATCTGAATTTAAGTAGTAAAATTATTAACAAAATTAGTGAAATAATTGTAAGCCACATCCAAAGAGGGGTTTTATAACGTACCAAATCAACCGTTTTAAACTTGTCTACTGATTTAGTCATATATATAGTATCTGTTTTTCGCTCGCTAATTCCTGTAAGCAATCTCAAATCTAATTGATTGTTTTTGAGTTGAACGCTTGCAGAATTAAGTCCAGATGATTCAAAGGTTTTAATTTCTTTGACATTTCCCACGCTATCACATTCAATCGAAAAGGTATATTTTGTTTCTATGGGTTTACTTACATACTCAAAAGACTTACTTATTAGAGTGTCGCTTGTTTGCGTGCGTTCTACTGTCGTTTCTTTTGCTTTGCATCCTATAAGAAGGAAAAATATTAAAAGTGTTTGTGTGGCTTTCATTTGATCTCTATCATAATACCATCCATATCTTTAAGATGTGATAGTAATTCTTTTATTGCTTTTCCACTTTCTACAACGTCAATTAAGCCATCGTTATTTATGTCTTTTAAGAATTTGCCGATTAAAATACACCCTAAAATATCAAAGTGATAGTTTCCTTTATGCACTAAAATTTCACTTCTATTTGGTACATCCTGAAGCCATAACGATTTACCAAATTTTGGTGAGTTGTGTTTTTTTGCTTTGTAGTTTCCTTTAGGAATGCACGAAATACGCCTTTGATTGTTAAGCCAAGGCAATTCTAAGCAATCCCATTTAGCTATAACGGAATCATTAGTTCCTAAAAGATAAAAAACGCCTATAGTTTGTTTTGGTTCAGGTGCGTAACGGTCTATTAATATTCTCATTTTCTATATTTTTTTAGCTCATCTAAAAGTTGTCTGTTTTCAGTTCTTAGTCCATTAACCTCACCTTCTAAATGTTCTATTTTCTTTGTTTGCTCGTCTATCTTTGTGGTCATAATCTTAATAAATGCGTTGTTTTGCTTAGCCATTAGCTCGTAAGCCTTGCCAATTTCTAAGTTTGCGTTAGATTCTCTTGATTTTTTACCCCCAAAAAAAGCAGCTATTCCACCAATAGCTCCTGTAATTCCAGTTATTATAATGCCTAGGTTTTCACTAAATATACTCATTAAATTGTACTGATTAAAAATAATATAACTGGAAGCACAATAGTAGCAAAATAATCCCAAGGGTCTCCATTTGATGTTTTAACTTTTTTACCGTTAACTATTTTTGTCCTTATGAATTCATCGTGAAACTCCTTTGCAAATCCTCCTAATATAGCAAGTAATAAGCCTATATAGGGTTCGAATATCAAAGCTCCTGCGATGTAAATAAGTGTACCTACAATTAAGTGATACAGTTTATCTCTTTGCCAAAGATGATTTAAAAGCCATTTTAGCAAACTTTCCTTTTTTTCTTCTTTCATATCTCTAAATTATTATACCAACTATCTGGGGTTTTATCTATTAAAGTCATTTCACTTTCGTAGTTCTCATGCTTTATAATTGCAAAGCCTTGTCCGTTTTGGTTGCTTGTTATTTTCGCCCAACTATCTGTTGAACCTTGGTAGTTTTCTCCTAGTGTTACCTTTGTATTATAATCTTCGCATTCTATTTTAGTTCCTCTGTAGTACATTAGTATATGTTGTTATATCTAGAATTAATATTATTTTCTTTAGCAACCGCATCATCTGTATTTTCAAATATTACAAGTTCTTGAAAAGTCATCATTCCAAAACCACTCCCTACATAACCCAAAATAAAACTATTAGCATTAAAATTAAAATCAATTTCTCTATATGCTAAAAAATGTTTATTAGTTTCATTAAAAACGTCTCCTCTATTTGTTATTGTGGTTGCTGAACCATTTATTTTTGTTAATGAAACTATAACCTTTGAATCAAATGTTGTATTTCCAGACCCATTTGTTGAAACAAAAGTAAAATCTTGAATACTGCCTCCGCCACCAAACATAATTGATTGATTCCCCTCATTATCTCCTACATAAAACATACCCTTAACAGTTGCACCATTATTAGGTCTATAATTAGAAAGGTACCTTCCACTACTACTTACGCTTCTAATTATACAAGGTTTACCACCTTTTAGAATTACAGAACCATTAGAGACTATTTGACCTTGTAAACTAGCAGTATTTTGAACCATATTATTACTTCCCACTTGGTCGTATATAATACTAACAAAACCATTTCCAGAACCTACAAAGTCTAATAAACTTGCAGTATCTAATTCATTATTTACAAATCCTATATCTAATTCATCATTGTTATTTCTTCTTACTTTAATACAAAACCCTGTATAATCACTGTCTAATAAATCAAGACTTAATCCAATAGATGCGTTGGGAAATTGATTTAAAAACCCCGTAAAGGAATTATCAAAAATAACATTTGCCCCTAAATACAATTTCTTAATTTCTGTACCTCCTAAGTATGCCTTATTTATGCCTGTATTACCTATTTTTATAGCCATTATGTAATGATGTAAAAGGTGTCGGCTACAGGGGTTCCTGCATCGTATTCTGCCTGAGTAAGACTAACTATATTAACAACTTTATCACTTCCTGTGGGTTCATCGGTTACTATTGAATTTACTTTCCCACTTAAGTCTTGATCGCCTGTATTAGTTCCGCTTGTATTTTCTAATCTTGTTATAGCTTGATCGCTTATCAAACTACTTCCCGTAACTTTGTCAACTTTTCCGCTTAAGTCTTGATCTCCTGTATTAGTTCCGCTTGTATTTTCTAATCTTGTTATAGCTTGATCGCTTATTAAGCTACTTCCCGCAACTTTTACGACAAGAGTATCTAGTAGGGTTTGTAAGTCCGTTTGATTGGCAAGGTTTCCCCCTATACCGCCCCAATCAACACCCCCGCCACCTGTTATAATTGGATTAACGGGGTCTGTATTATCGACAATATCCCCCGTAACCGTAAAAACCCTATCGTCAACTTCTAAATCCAACAAATCAAGCCTCTCAAGTATGGCTAAATATTGTGCATTTGTAATACCCATGGCCTTTGCAGTTCCGCCCCCCTTCCCCGTATTGCCAAAAGTCCAACCTCCGTAATTTTGACGCTTTGTAAGCCTTGTTTCCTCAGCACTATAAAGAGGAAACAGTTTAGCGTTTGCTTCCATAAAAGCAAAGTAACCCCTCTTATAAGACTCATATTGCTTTTCCTGTGCTTTTACTAGGTAATCAACCTCATCCTTATTAACACCCTCTGAATCGGCTCCTGTGGCTTTGTATATCCCTTTATTGCCTATATTATAAGCACCATACGTAAAATAATAAGCCGTGCTTAAGTGAATAAGCATTGGTTTAATGTAATCCTCGTATAATGTTTCGTATTCGGTTGAGAGATCGTCGGTTTTAAACTTCTCAACTAGCTCAGCATAAAAAGCCTCGCCCATAAGTGGCTTAATCGCCGTGATTTGTGCGGATTTTATAGCGGGAATTAAACGACTTGTCTCAACATTACCACCTATAGGGGTGTTTTTTGTGATGTCATCTTCCTTTAATAGTAGTGTTGCCATTTTATTCTATCTTTTTATCAGCTATTGCCTTATTAATATCCTCTTTATTGCCCAAAAGCTTAATAGCAACGGCTTCATCAAATCCAAAAATCTCTTTTAAGATGGTGATTGCTGGATCATAACCCGTTGTTCCCGCAATAACAGCTTGTTGAATTGATAAGATACCCGTTACACCTCCAACGGATCCACGTAATCCCGCTTGGCTTTCGCTTTCAACCTCGCTATCTGTGGTTTTAATGTCGGTTTTTTCTCCCGTTACGCTGTCGGTTAATTGTGGAGTTTCATCCCCTTCTCTTAACTCTTCAAAATCTTCAAAATCTAGTTTTATATCTGGATAACCAACTTTTAAAATGTTTTCTAAAGCTGTTAATATAGTGTTTCGATTTGGGTTTATTTGGTTTCTGTATAAGGTTTTTAAAGCTGTTTTCATTTCCTCGGAATCGCTAGAAAAACCCGTTGCAACCGCTTGACCAAATAAACTTGGGGAGGTAACCTTATTAGCAAGTAATATTTTGGAATTCGCTTCCTTAGATATGAATTCAAATTGTTGATAAGCGTCTGTTATCTCAATACTATCTACCGTTGTAGCTGAATCCTTATCCTTATTAAAGGAAACTATAATTTCCCCAGCGTTATTACTACCGGTTAATTTTCTTTTAAACGTTGCTTCTGCATCCTCTTCCGCTTCCTCGCTTATGCTTTCCCCTTGGTTAATGTTTATTATTTTA